CGCACTGATTTCAGAAAGGACATACAATGGCTTATGCTATCGTCGGAGGGCCTCTGGGCAACCAGCAGCTGACTCCTTACAATCTCCCGGACACCACGGCGCGCCAGTCTCCGGGCACTCTCGTCACCGCAATCGACCCTTACTGGGGCGGTGGTGAGTTCCTCTACGTCAAGGCTGGCGGTTCGATCCGCCAGTTCGGGCTGGTGGTTATCACCCCGTCGTTCGCCAGTGGTCAGGTCGTCTACACCGCTACGGAAGTTCCGAATACCGCTGGCCTTGGCCGCAGTCTCGGTGTCGCTATGGTTCCGGCTTCGTCGGGACAGTTCCTCTGGGTCCAGATCACCGGCGTCGTTCCGGTTAACTGCCAGGCGGCTGTCGCGGCCGACACGACCTTTGCGATTGCCGCTGCTGGTCAGGGCGGCGCTCTCGGGAACGGAAAGCAGGTGCTCAATGCTCGTATCGTCGTGGCTTCGACGCAGACTGTGGCTAAGACTAACAGCTCTGCTAACTCGGGTTCCACGCGACTGCGTGTTTCGAGCGCGGACGGCTGGTTCGCTGGAGCTTATCTGTCGGGCACCGGCATTGCCGCGGGCTGCACCGTTTCGGATATTGACCCCAGCGGCACGATCGTCACGCTCTCGGCTGCGACGACTGCTGCCGTTGCTGGCACTGTTACGGCGACTTATAACAACGCGACTGTCTACTACAACGTCGCGCACGTTAACCGCCCCTTCGCTCAGGGTCAGATTCTCTGATCTTTGAGTGAGTAGATAGTCAGGCCGGGGAAGGTTCCTCTCCCCTCCAACCCCGGCCTGACACCACCCTGCCCTATAGGTGATAAAATGAATGAAACCCCGCGACCCGCTTATGTCCAGTTCGAAGTCCGCGCCGTCGAGGACCGCACGGCGACTCTGGAATCCGGCCACTTCGTGGCTAAGGACGTAATCTACGCTCTAGTCACCCCGGCTGGGACCAAAGACCGACTGGAGAAGAACGCCGAAGAGTGGATCAAGAGTATGGAGGAAGGTGTCGCGCAGGAGCGGATTCCGGCTCAGTGGCTTGAGCACTACCGCACGGCGCTGAGAATGTTCAAGGAGTCCCGCGAAATGCCAGAAATCGGCACTCCGGTTACGGCTTGGCCTTCGCTCTCGCCCTCGCAGGTCAAACTCTGCCTCGACGCCAATCTTCGCACTGTGGAAGAAGTTGCAGAAGCTACGGAAGAAGCCCTTGCTCGCTTGGGTATGGGTGCGCGGGCGATGAAGCAGAAGGCCAAGGCCTGGCTCGACTCTGCAGAAACCACCGGCAAAGTCTCTGCCGAACTCGAATCCCTCCGCACTGCCAACGCCGCGCTTGAAACCCGCAACGCCGATTTGCTAGAACGGGTTAAGACCCTCGAAACGCAGCTTGAAGCCCTCAAGCCTGCCGAAGGGAAAAAGTAAAGGAACCCCTCATGTCAGTGCTGTCACTGGTTCAGCAACATTGCAGGATTCACGGACTCAATACCCCTGCGACTGTAGTCGGCAGCACTGACACAACTGTGAAGCAGCTCTATGGGCTGCTTTTACAGCTTATGGACGAGATTGTCGAGGAGTCGAAGTTCAACGTCACGACTTGCGAGGCGGTTTTTACTGCCGTGGCGGCGGAAGATCAGGGGGCGATTCAGTCCTACGCGACACAAGGGTATCAGTGGGCTTACCCGAACACGTTCTTCGATCGGACACTTCGTAGGCCGTTGTATGGTCCGCTGAGTGAGGTTGAGTGGCAGCAGATTAAGGCCCTCCCGAACCCCGGACCGTTTTATAAGTTCCGCATTCGTGGGGATCATATTCTGATCAACCCCGCTCCGGCGGCTCCACTCAGCACTATCGCATTTGAGTATGCCAGTTCCTGGGCGGTCTATGGCTCCAGCGGAACGCTGAAAGCTGCCATTACCGCTGATACTGATTACTTCGTATTCCCGGAGAATGTCCTCCTCCGAGGTCTGGCTTATCGTTGGAAGCAGGTTAAGGGACTCCCTTACCAGTCTGACGAGACGAAGTATTACAATCTCCTGAATAACTACATCGCGCGGGATAAGGTCAAGCCTGATATCGACCTGTCCCACCCGCACCCTAGGGAAATCAAGCCTGGAGTGTTCGTGCCTTCAGGGAATTGGAACGTCTGATGCGCGGCGGACCTAGCCTTCCTCGGCGCGCCGGGAGGAACCCCCAGCCGCAGAATGAAGCCACGGCTCGCGTTGCGGCGCTTCCGGCTCCTTACGGGGGTTGGAATGCCAGAGGCAATTTGTCTAACATGCCCGCAACTGACGCGGTAATTATGGACAATATCTTCCCTGGAGTGGAGGACGTTGCACTACGAAAGGGTTGCACGGAGTGGGCGACCGGATTTCCTAGCGGGGTGAAGTCCTTGCACGCTTATCACAGTGCGAGCGCTTCCCAGCTCTTTGCAAGCACTAATACCGGGATTTACAACGCTACGGCCTCTGGGGCAGTCGGCGCGGCGGTTTCCGTTGTCACGAACGGTCTTTGGTCCTCAGTCAACTATGCGACCACCGGAGGCAGTTTTCTCACCATGGTTAATGGTGTAGACAACCTCAGGCTCTACGACGGCGCTGCTTGGACTACGATCACAGGGGCCAGCGTCCCGGCGATCACCGGGCTTGCGACGACTTCGCTTCTTCACGTTAATGTTCACAAGCGCCGTCTTTGGTTCGTGGCAATTAACTCTATGGACCTGTGGTATCTCCCCGTAGATTCCGTTGCAGGCGCGCTAACCCGCTTCCCAGTCGGGTCGCTATTCCGCAAAGGCGGGAAGCTTGTCGCTAGTGCTACCTGGACTATCGACGGTGGTAACGGCATGGATGATTACCTTGTCATTGCCACGAACCGCGGGGAGTTGGCTGTCTATCAAGGCACCGATCCTGCCAGCTCTTCCACCTGGTCCTTGGTCGGCGTTTATTCCGTAGGCGAGCCTCTGGGCCGCAACCCATTCTGCCTATTCGGTGGGGAGCTTCTCTACCTCTCTACGACCGGACTTTACCCGCTTTCCAAACTCGCGCAGTCCTCGATCCTCGACCGCTCTGCTGCTGTTAGTTTCAAAATCGACGGGGCTTTTCTGTCCTCGGCGGAAGCTTACTCCGCGAATACTGCTTGGCAGATGGTGTCGTATCCCAGTGGGAATATGCTGGTAGTTAATATCCCGACTTCGGATACTCCGACTGCTGAGCAGTATGTAATGAATACCATCACGAAAGCTTGGTGCAGGTTCAAAGGGTGGAATGCTTCCTCTTGGGCTGTTATGGGTGGTAGTTTATACTTCTCCAGCGGAACTAAGACTTACAAAGCCCTGACAGGAACTTCTGATGCGGGAGTGCCGCTGCAGGGTGTAGTAATGCAGGCTTATTCAACTTTGGGTTACAGCGGGCAGAAATCCGTTACCATGGTTCGGCCAGTGGTGAGCCTGACAGCTAACGCGAATATCCAGTTCGGGATGGATACTGACTTCTACGCAGTCGGTGAACACTCATCAAGGGATTTTGTGAACTCGTCGTCTCTCTGGGATACAGCTCTTTGGGATACAGCCTTGTGGGATACTACTGCTGAGAACTCCGCCCCGAAGTGGCAAGTCGTTGCGAATATCCCAGGTTTCATGCACGCCTTCCGTATGCAGGTAACAACCAGCACTTCCGAGTTTATCTGGACTTCGACGAACTTTAGCTACAGGCCCGCGGGGATTCTGTGAAGCGGGTTGTCACAGGTCAGGATCACATCTTCGGCCCGTGGTTGGCTGAGAGGTTAGAGACTACCTGGCTTCCTGGTCGTGGTCATGTTATCGGACTTTGGGAAGATTCCGTCGGGCCTGTTGCGGCTTGTTTCTACGAAAGCTACAACGGCGCGAGCGTTCTCGGGCATTTGGCAGGTATCGGTAAAAAGTGGATGAACCGAGAATACCTCTGGTATTGTTTCCACTACCCATTTGAAGAACTACGGGTTAACAAAATCCTCGGTTTGGTTGAATCCACGAACCTAGAGGCCCGCAGGCTCGACGAGCACTTGGGTTTTACTCTTGAGGCGACCCTCAAGGACGCTGCCCCTAACGGGGATTTGCTGATCTATTCGATGGTGAAGGATCAGTGCAAATGGCTGTCTTTGAAGGATCGTAAGCATGGGAAAGCCCAAAGCACCACCGCCGCCTGATTACGCCGCTGCGGCTAAGGCCCAGGGTAAGGCAAATGTAAACTCGTCCCTTGCGACGAATTACATGAATCAGGTCAATCAGACAGGGCCTTACGGTTCGATTACCTACAACCGTTCAAACACGGATGGTTACACCCTGCCTGACGGGACTTTCATCCCGAACACTACAGTCACGACTACGCTGAGCCCAGAGCAGCAAAAGCTCTATGATCAGAATGTCAATATCTCTACGCAGCTGAATGACCTTGCGACGCAGGGCATTGGCTATGTCTCGGAGGCTTCGAGCAAGCCTCTGGACTTGGCTTCCCTGCCCCCTATGACGACGAGCCTGAATCCGGCGGAGTATAAGAACGCCGCGGAGAAGGGAACTCTCGGACTTCAGACTCTCGGCGCGGCGCCGACTTACTCGAACATAGGCTCTGGTCCTGAGTATAACAAAGCGGCTTCCGCAGTTCAGGGCACGAACTACCAAGATCAATACGACTTCTCCAACGTCAGCCAGATGCCCAAATACGAGGACTTTAACTCCTCCAGGGATAAGATCACTGACGCGATGATGCAGAGACTGCAGCCCTACATCGACCGGGATCGGGAAGCTCTGCGAACTCAGCTGGTCAACCAAGGAGTCGGTCAGGGGACCGAAGCCTACGAATGGGATATGGATACGTTCCAGCGCGGGGTGAATGACCAGCGCATTGCCGCTCTGCTTGCGGGAAGTCAAGAGCAGCAGAATCTCTTCAACAACGCGATGGGGCTTCGTCAGCAGGGGGTTCAGGAAGCCTTCGCACAGGGGAATCTTAAGAACTCTGTCGCGGATGCGATGTTTAACCAGAGGTTTAAGCAGGCCGCGTTTAACCAAGACGCGAATGCTTATAACAACAACCTGGCTTCGCAGCAGTTCAAGGATCAGCAGACTACAGCTGAGTTCAACAACAGCAACGCAGCGAAGAGCTTCGCCGATAACCTCGCTTCGGTTGGGGTTAATAACCAAGCCCAGCAGCAGGAATACGCGCAGAACCAGCAGGATTTGCTTAACTACAACCAAGCTCAGGAAGCGCAGTTTAATCAAGGTCTGGCCTCGGGGCAGTTCGCAAATCAGGCTCGGGC